TACATTCCATTGAGACTTAAAAATACTGGAGAAATAGCAGGACTATAAACGGATAAATAAAAGTAATAGGAGCATATAGAATGGCAATTTCAACACTTTCAAAGTTAACAGTACCCTTAGATAGTAACGCAAGTGCATCTAACCAAGGGTTATTGATGCCAAAATTAGCATACCGCTTTAGGGTATCGCTAGAAAATTTTGGTGTATCAAGTCCAACAACTGAACTAACAAAGCAGGTAATGGACATAACTAGACCAAACGTAACTTTCGATCAAATGACTGTTGATATTTACAACTCAAGAGTATACCTAGCAGGTAAACATACTTGGGAACCTATTACAATTACTTTACGTGAAGATGTAAGCAACAACGTACAAAAATTTGTTGGTGAACAATTACAGAAACAGTTAGACTTCTTTGAAATGTCAAGTGCGGCGTCAGGAAGCGATTATAAATTCGTTACCAGAATGGAAATACTCGATGGTGGTAACGGTGCTAATGCTCCAACAGTACTTGAAACATTTGAATTATACGGATGTTATGTTGAGAGTGCTAACTATAATACTTTAAACTATGCTGAATCAGCACCAGTTACTGTAACATTAACAGTAAGATACGACAATGCTATACAAACACCACAAGGTACAGGTATAGGAACAGCAATTGGTAGAACAGTTAACACAGCAATTACAGGCGGTGGTAACGGTTAATAGTTAATAAAATAAATTAAAATTAAAGGGCCTTCCGAGGCCCTTTTTTTATGACCAAAAACTAAATACCTGTACATAGCAAAGAAAATTCTAAAGGAGATTCCATTGAGTAATAGATTTCATTTGGCCGTCGAGGGTGGCGACCTTTCAACAACCGTTCCCTGGTATCAAAAGGTTTTAGGTTGTAAACTAGACATGGCAGAAGAAGGAAAATGGCAGGACATAGATTTTTGGGGTAACGAATTAACCTTACACGAAACAACACCGAGGCAAGGCAAAGGTCCTGAAAGAGAAAGACACAGCGTAGACATGGGCGAAGTGTGTGTGCCACACTTTGGTATACATTTAGCATATGATGATTTTCAAGTCGTGAAGGAAAGTGTAGAAGCTAACGGTGGTTTTTTGGACACGCCTTACATAAGATTTGAAGGAACAGATTACCAACAAGAAACGTTTTTTGTAGAAGATCCTAACTTTAATGTGCTAGAAATAAAGTCTATGGCCAAAGATAATCCAATAGATTTTGAAGTTCACGGAGTAGGTTGCTAATCTTATTATATACGTAGTTAATTACTAAGGCTAAATATTAGTATGGCAAACTTTTTAAATGGATTTTTAGACAACATTGTATCAGGGGCTTTGAACCCAAAAGGTAGTCTTGCTGACTACCAACATGGTGCTAGACTTTACGTTGACGATAGTCATAGACTATCACCTAAAGTAAAATTTCTATATCACGTTTCAATAGACATTAATAGAGAAGCGGCGTCTGTAATTCCACAATTAGGAGCCAAACATATCAATGAACTTAATATGCTTGTTAAGTCAGTTGACCTTCCAAGATATAATGTACAAACTGACGTAAAGCATCAGTATAATAGAAAAAGAATAGTACAAAAACGTATAGACTATCAACCAATCACAGTGACTTTTCATGATGATGCTTTTGGTGTAACAACAGCATTGTGGGAAGCATATTATAGATATTATTATAGAGACGGACAATACGCAAAGGTTATGCCGGCAGGAGCTCCTGATCCTTCAGTACCAGAATATCACAATCATGGTGCTTACAATAGAGGAGCTACATATGGTCAAACAATGTACAGATACGGTTTTGACAATGATAGCTTTGCTCCTTTCTTTAATAACATTACAATATATCAGCTGTCGAGAAAAAGATACACAGCTATGACATTGATAAATCCCATTATAGCATCTTGGTCACATGATTCATTAGACAATAGTGCTGGTGCTGAGACAGTTGCTAACCAAATGGTATTGGAATATGAAACAGTCCACTATAGTAGAGGACCGATTGGAAAAGCAGGGCCAAAAGGTTTTGCTGAAGAACATTACGATAAAAGTCCAAGTCCTATTTCATTATCAGGTGGTGGAGCAGGTAGCTTATTAGGTGCTGGCGGTGTATTGGCTGGAGCAGGTTCTGTACTTGCTGATATACAAGGTGGTAATGTTAGTTTTGGAACTGTTTTACGTGCGGCGAATTCTATACAAAATTTAGGTAGTCTTTCAAAAGCTGGTATAGGACAAGAACTTATAGGTGAAGGATTAGATGCCATTGGACAAACGACAGGTATCGATGTTAGTGGTGTTGCGGGTGTAGCATTTCCAAAAGGCGGAAGTGGTGGTCTTGGCGGGGGAAAAACTTTAGCACTTGCTGGTTTAGCAGTGGCTGGAGCAAAAGCCTTTAACAACATGTCATCAAGTGGAGCTTCTACTTCTAAGGCATCACCAGATGCTAGTGGTACAAACGGACCTGGATATGATGATCCTAGTTACATAGGACCATAGGAAAAACAATGAGTGGAATAAATTTACCAAGAAAACCAGATGAAAGAGATTCTGGAGTAGTTGTAAAAAGATATTTTAACACCTTCTATGGAAAAGAACTTGCTTTTCCAAGTAATGATGTTGATGCTGTTATTGGATTTTTAGAAAACAAGGGATTTGATAAATCTGCGGCACTCAGCACAGGAACAATTTTATTAAAACAAGCAAAACTTGATGGAATAAAAGTATTCGAATTATTAGATACCCTCAAAGGTTTAGATAAACTTCAATTAAGTTATACCGTTACACAGGTATTAAATTTCAATAGACAAAAAATAAGCACTCTTGGATACAGAGTGACTGATACACGCAAGCCGACAGAATCAAGAAACATCATGGGGTAACCAATGAAGCGTTGGGCTCAGGGTAAGTACTCACTTAAAAATCCAGACAAGTATGTAGGAAATAAAAGTCCAACTTATAGGTCAAGTTGGGAATTCCATTTTATGAAGTTTTGTGATGAAAATCCAGCAATAGCATCATGGGCAAGTGAAGCAATAAAAATACCATTCAGAAGTCCTTTGACAGGTAAGCCAACTGTATATGTACCTGATTTTTTTATTCAATATAAAGACAAAAAAGGTAGAGCAAGAGTAGAGCTAATAGAAATTAAACCAAGCTCACAAGCGATGCGTGAAAATATAGGAAAAAATAAACAAAATCAAGCGTCATATGTATTGAATATGGCAAAATGGGAAGCCGCAAGTAAATACTGTAAGTCTAAAGGCATTAGATTCCGTGTGATTACAGAAATGGAATTGTTTCACCAGGGCAAACGTAAGTGATAAATAATAGTAGCATATAATGGATTCGAGCTATGAGTAAAAAATTAGAAGAACTGCTAGATTTACCAGATTCAAAAGAAATAATCAAGCAGGAAAAAGATAAAGAAAAACATGAAGTCATTCAACAGCAGAATGATACATTGCGTGACATAGCAGAAATGGATAAAATTTCCGCCGCTTTACCACAAGTCAAAGGCTTGGGAGAAATGGCAGATAAAGAACTAAACGAAGTAGCAGAAAAATCCATGGAAGCATACGAAGATTTAATGGACTTAGGCATGAATGTTGAATCAAGATATTCAGGAAGAGTATTTGAAGTAGCTGGTCAAATGCTGAAAACTAATTTAGATTCCAAAGTAGCAAAACTAGATAAGAAACTGAAAATGGTTGAATTACAATTACGCAAAGAAAAACTTGATAAAGATGGTAAACCTGATGGTGACTCTATCGTACAAGGAGAAGGCTATATAGTTACAGACCGTAATAGTTTGCTGGAAAAACTAAAGAATATGGATAAATAATTTATAAGGACGGGAATATGTTTGAAAAATACCTAACAGAAGCAAAAAAAGAGTACAAATTTTCAATTGGTGTAGCAGGAGAGCTACCAGAAGGCTTTGCTGATTCTATGGAAACAGCATTACAACGTTTTAATGTTGTATCAATGAGTCCTGGTAAAAAAACTCCTATACAGGAAAAACCACTGGATTTTCCACAACTTTCAAACAGCGAAGTTACATACTATGAAGCAACACTGACATATCCAACAACACCACAAGTATTGTCAGAATACATTCCACAGTGCACAGACATTGAGAGAGCTCATATTATCGTACGCACTGAGAATGATCCTGCTATAGAGTATCAATCACAAAAAGAAGAAAATCCATATCAGCCAAAACTTGATACAGAAGATATGGGCCAAGCTGTACCCAACGCACAAGAAACTGTTGGTGGTGAAAGAGTTATGAGTCTTTTGAAAGAATTAGAAACAGCAAGAAAAGAAACAGAAAACAGTCCAATAGCTGATGTTAAACCAGCACCGGAGAGCAAAGACATAAGCGACACTATTGGCACTAAATCACCGATAGGGAGTAAGTAATATGAATATGAAAGATATGATTCAGCAGATGACAGACATCGAGACTGAAGAAAAAACAAAAAAACAGCCAATCAATGAAGCGGCATCAATGAACATTTCGATGACTGCTGACGATGCTGGACAAGTTGGACAATTAATGTCAATGATGAGAAACGCAGGAATGGCTCCTAAGCCAGTAGGCGCAGACATGCCAATGCCAATGAGACATGACATTGAAAAATTTAGACAAGCAGTAGATGCGAAATATGATGATCCAAAGATTCCAGGCAAAGACGATGTGCCAGGAGACCAAGACCTTAAAGCAGGAGTGCTTGGAACTTTAGGTGGCGCCGCTTTAGGAAACTTGGGAGGAGCCGCATCAGGTATATCTTCAAAATTAGCCGACCTTGGAACAAAGGCCGCAGGAAAACTAGGATTAGGTAAAATGGGAACAGATATTTTATCTAAAGCAGGACAGTACGCTCCAGCAATAGCAGGTGCTTATGCTGGTGATAAGTTGACCGGTGATAGCGTTGACCACGAAGCTGAAGGATACGCTAACGCTCCTGATGAAGATTATGCTCCATACACAGATGTTATTAAAACAGGAAACGATCTTAATAAATCTAAAAAATCTTATCCAAAGGTAGCAGGTGGTGATAATCCAATGAACCTAGCAGATAAGATCAAAGAAGAGTTAACTACACTTTACAAAGAATACAAAGGTTAATCAATGAAGATGCGTGAACTTTTAAATAAGTTGGACGCTATTGACACGCCAGTCAATGAAGCCGCTTCTATGAACATCAACATGACAGCAGATGATTGTAACGAAGTTGGCGAACTAATGAAACTAATGTCCAACGCTGGACTTACTACAAAATCATTATCAGCCGCAAAAAAAGATGATCCAAAAATTCCTGGAAAAGATGATGTTGAAGGTGATAAAGATCTTCAAGCAGGATTGCTTGGAAGTATAGCAGGAGGAATAGGCGGTAGTACATTAGGAACAGCATTAGGTGGTCCAGTAGGCGGTATAGTTGGAAGTATAGCTGGCGGAGCACTTGGCGATAAACTAACCGGTGACGGTATAATATAATCCCCCCAAAACTTTGCGAATCAAATAGGCTCTCCGGAGCCTATTTTTTTGAGTAAATAGTTTACTATGGTTAAAAGTTTAGATGGCGTTTTAACAAAAAAAGCCAACACAAGAGAAACATTTACAGAAGAGCAGATAGCTGATCTACAGGCTTGTGCTGATCCAAAAAATGGTTATCTTTATTTTTGTAAAAAGTTCTTTAACATACAACACCCTGTTGAAGGAAAAATGTTGTTTGAGCCATTCACGTATCAACAAAAACTTTTAAACAGTTATCATGAACATAGGTTTAACATAAACATGCTACCAAGGCAAAGTGGTAAGACTACCACTGCCGCCGGATATCTATTATGGTTTGCTATGTTTCATCCTGATCAAACAATACTAATAGCGGCACACAAATACACAGGTGCCCAAGAAATCATGCAGAGAATTAGATACGGTTATGAATTATGTCCTGACTTTATAAGAGCAGGTGTTGTAAACTATAACAAAGGATCAATGGAGTTTGAAAATGGGAGCAGAATTGTTAGTGCTACAACTACTGGAAATACTGGTAGGGGTATGTCTATTAGTTTACTATATTGTGATGAGTTCGCGTTCGTAAGTCCAACCATTGCTGATGAATTTTGGACTTCAATATCTCCTACACTAGCAACAGGTGGTCGTGCTATTATTACATCAACACCTAATTCTGATGAAGACACATTTGCTGTAATTTGGAAAGAAAGCCAAAACAAATTTGATGCAAATGGTAATGAACAAGATGTGGGAGCAAATGGTTTTCACGGTTTTACTGCCAAATGGGACGAACATCCTGATAGAGATGATGAATGGCGAGAAGCAGAAATAGGTAGAATAGGTGAAGAAAGATTTAGGCGCGAGTATGGTTGTGAATTTTTAGTTTATGATGAAACTCTTATCAACAGCATAAAACTTTCTACGCTTGAATCTGCCACTCCTAAAATGAACATGGGTCAAACACGTTGGTATGAGGATATTAAATCCACAGAAAATTACGTAGTAGCATTAGATCCTAGCATGGGTACAGGAGGTGACTTTGCGGCAATACAGGTGTTTGAAGTACCAAGCTATAAGCAAGTTGCCGAATGGAGGCATAATGAAACTCCTATTCCAGCACAAATTAGAATACTTAAAGATATCTGCCAGCATATAAAAGATAACTGTAAAAATACTGGAACAAACATTTATTGGAGCGTTGAAAACAATGCTATAGGAGAAGCGGCACTTATAGTAATAAATGATTACGGAGAAGAAAACATACCAGGACTTTTTATAAGTGAACCAATGCGTAAAGGTCATGTGCGTAAGTTTAGAAAAGGATTTAATACTACACACGGTACAAAAATTACAGCTTGTAGCAGACTTAAAACTATGATAGAAAATGACAAAATACAATTGAATAGTGCGGCTTTGATAACTGAACTTAAAAACTACGTAGCAACAGGCACCAGTTTCAAGGCAAAAGTAGGACATACAGATGATCTAGTAAGTGCTACGCTTTTAGCACTAAGAATGATGGCTGTATTAAAGGATTGGGATCCAAGAATATACAATTCCTTCAGTCAGGCAGAGGGCGAAGAGCCATTTGAACCCCCTATGCCTATATACGTTACAGGCGGTTTAGGATAAATATTAATATGAAAAACCTTGAATACATAGCAGACGAGCTTTTTAACAAAATCAGAGGAAGATATCCTTCTGTTACTGTTGGCGATAATGACGCAACTATAACTAATATGCCAAAAGAAGGCAGATTCTTTGAATTTGACTTTCAGCCAGGTAAAAAGGTAAGTATAAGTTTAGATGAAAACGGTATTGCTGTAATGTTTAGCACAAAACTGTTTGATTCAAATGATGCCAGTTTAAAAAGTAACTGGTTTAGTTTTTTAAAAGAACTTAGACTGTTTGCTAAAAAAAGAATGTTAAACTTTGATACAAGAGATATTACTAAAAACAGTTTAGACAAAAGAGATTATGAATATCTAAGCACGGAGAAACAAATGAGCGAATCGAAACTATACGGAACAAGCAGAACCAGTTTTCAAGATATTGGTTCAGCTAAAATGATTGTGAAGCATTCACAGCCAATCAATCATGAACAGCCAGCAGGTAGAACAAGAGACATTGCTGGAATTTACATTGAAAGTGAATCAGGAGAAAGATTTAAGTATCCAATGAAACACTTAAACGGAGCAAGGGCTATGTCCATGCACGTTGCCGAAGGTGGAACTCCATATGATGATTTTGGCAAACACATTATAGGACTTTCAGAAGAACTTTCTAAACTACGCAAATTCAAAACATACATGAATCGCTCAAGTGTAATGGCTGAAGGACTTGCTGGTTATATGGACGTTGTAAACGAAAGAATTGAAGCTGTTAAGAAACAGACACATGCGTTACAGTCAAAAGCAAAATACCAAGAAGCATTTAAGAACTTCGATAATACCGTGCTTGAAGAAGTTCCAGAAGATGTTTCAAATAGCTGGATTGACGAACTTACTATTAGACAGTTTAATGAAGAGCTAAAAGGTGTCTTTCCATACATTTACAGATTAGTAAGTGAAGCTAATAAAACAAAAGAACTTGGTCCTGATGATATAATCGAAGCTAGTGGATACGAAGGTGGTGACGAGCCACAAAAACATTCATTTAGAATAGATGGCGATTATGATGAGGATAGAGGCATCACAGAAAAAGACACAGAAATGATGACAAAGCAATTAGTTGACATGGGACTAAAAGCTCATGTAGAACCAGATGAAAACGTTCAAGGTGGAATTATTGTTCACACTATGAGTCCTGAAAATGTTATTGCTAGTGCTTTAGAAAAATTAGAGTATCAAGTAGAAGCAATAGCACAAGAAGGTAAAGTAAAAGGCATGGTAATGGATATGGAAGACGATGCGGCTGACATGTCAAGAGAAGAGTTCATTGAAAAATACGGAAGAGGCTATGCGGATATTTGGGACAAGGTAAATGATGAAGACTACTTTGACCCTAGTGATATGGCACCCGAAAGCTATGACTTTGAACCAATCGCAGATGATATCATAAGTGGAGCAGAGTTTAATCAAGAAAGACCATTGACCGCAGAAGAACAAGCGTTTGAAGATTTCAAACAAGCGGCGGCAAGCGGTGCTCTGAGTGGTGCTAAAGAATTTGAATATCCTAAAGGATCAGGAAAAAAACATCCTGTTAACATGTCAAAAGAAGTAGCCCTAAAAATTAAAGGTGCCTCAAAAACTAACGAAGATGACGTGATACCATTAGGTACTGTAGGAAAACAGTATCTAGGTATGTATAAAGCCCATGGAGCAGATTACCTAGCCCAAGTGTTAAAAATGGACAAAGCAACATTTGGAAAAGAAATGGTAAGGGCTGATGGCGATCCAAGAAAATTAATTCAAAACTTCCTTAATAAAAGAGGATTCAAAGAAGGACAACAGCTTGACGAATTTGCGTTTCTTCCTTTGTTGATTCCGGCGGCGACGGTTGCTATGAGGGGTCTTATGAATCCAGCGGTTAGACAGGGAGCAATGAAGGGCGGTAAAGCTGTTGTTGGTTGGGCAATGAAAAATCCAGTCAAAGCAACAGTCGGCACAGCGGCCGCGACAAATCCTGTAGATACAGTAAACTTGGCAAAAGGAGCAGTAGATACTGGTAAAAAAATTAAAAAAGGAATCGACGATGCTGGCGCAATGGTTGGAAATATAAAAAATGCGGTTCAAGATCTTGGTAACAAGATTCCATCAAAAGCTGACTTGATGAAGTTACTTCCTGGTGTACCTAACTTAGGTGGATTAGCAAGAATAGCAAGTCAATATGCTCTGCCTGCGGCAGTTGTTGCGGCTTTGGCAGTCGGGGGAGTAGCGGCGTATAAAAAACTTTTTGGTGATAAAAAAGAAGGTGATGATCAGGATACAGTAGATCTAAGTCCAAAAGGACAAGGTGATGAACTCAAAGGTCCTCAAGAAACACCTTTAGATGAATTTGTGAAGAGCATGTATGATTATACTCAAAATGCTTTTCCAAAAGGGGAAACAGCAGTATTGACTTCAGTTCAAAAGAAATATGGAGACGAAGCTGTACCCGAAGCTGGTAAGATGATTGACGAGCTTTTAGCTGGTCAAGATGAAGAAATGGCAAGAATTCAAGCACTTGCTGGATTAAGATAACCAAAATACCAGAAAAAGTCAAAAAAAACACTTGACTTTATAAATATTATCGTGTAGTATGTAATTTATGTGCTACGCGATTAGGCACAATACAAAGGCTAATTTAAAGGAGGCTTATTATGGCAACATTAGCAGAGATCAGAGCAAAACTGAAAGAACAAGAATCACGCACAGGTGGTTC